ATGAAAGAACACCATTACGCTGTCACCGTAAATTGGATAGGTAACACGGGTGAAGGGACTGCCAGTTACACGGCATACCAAAGAGACTTCAACGTGGAGGCTCCAGGCAAGGCACCTATCCTTGGCTCTGCCGACCCCGCCTTTCGCGGGAACCCTGAACGCTGGAACCCTGAAGACATGTTGCTGGCCTCGATCTCGGCCTGCCACAAGCTTTGGTATCTTCATCTGTGCGCAGTCAACAACGTGAACGTCTTGGAATATGTCGACCACCCGGTGGGCCGGATGCGTGAAGGGGATGGCCAGCGCAAAGGCCATTTCAAAGACGCTGAGTTAAGGCCTCAGGTTATTATCAGCAGCCAGTCGAATCTGGATCTTGCAAGACGCCTGCATGACGATGCTCACCACGAATGTTTTATTGCCAACTCAGTCAACTTCCCTATCAGATGCACTGCTGTTATCAAGCATCAAGACTAGATGTTTTGAATACAACTGCATCCGTTGTTTAACCATGGCCTCTAATCGACGCTATCAATAGAGGGGGGAGACACTCTTTCACGAGAGGCCGATAAAGGTCGAAAGCTGATAATCACGACCGACCGCGATCAATCCAAAGCGAAAACCTGACCAGACGAAAACCAGGCATCATCGGGTGGTCCTGTTAAACGAGCGCGCATTGAACGCCATCAACCATGCCCAGCCAATCGCTACCCTTCGTCGCATGGCGTCCAAGTCGGCCCACCCGACTAGCCCCTTCGTGTTCCAACCTAGCAAAGGTGGGCTGTGGATCAACGAGCCAAGTGTTACAATCCGCCCCTTCAAATCGGCGCTGAAGGCGCTGAACATCCGTGAACGCCGTCAGTACGACACCCGCCACACCTACGCCACCCTATGACTGATGCCTGGGATGAACCCCGCGTTCATCGCGAGCCAGCTTGGCCACAGCGTCGAGATGTTGCTCTCTACCTACGCGAAATGGATCAGCTCCTCCTCGGACTGGAGGGAGCTGGAGAAGCTGCCGCCCCGAGTCGAATTGGCCCCAAATTGGCCCAAGACTGACGACAGGGCCTAAATACACCTCTGGAACCCCCGCAGGACAAGCACTTGATTTCTACCGCTAATATCACCATGCGGTTTTTTAGGGGTGTTGGGCGGGGTCAGATGGTTGATTTTGCTGGGCGAAACCACCCTCCCTCCCCTCTACTCCCCCAGCATTGGTATCAAAATCGGTATCGCCTTGCGGGCTCTAGCAGCCTAGCGTCTACTCTATTGCATTCCTCAGCGGGGCTTGTAAATCCAGCTAGAAAAACATGGAAGGGGGGATGGGTAGAGCGAAGATTTTTCTAGCCTAAGTGGATTATCTGAAGGGCTATCGGATAGAGTAGACGCTTTTGAGGTGTATTCATGTCCTACGATGCGGATGACGTCTACTGGCTGTTGGCTAACTTAAATTTAAGCCGAGAAATGGACGACATAAAATCAGACGTTCAATCATTAGCCAGTCAAATCAACAAAATCAAATCTGATTTAAATGAAGACCTCCTTGAGTCACAAAAAGTTTTGCTAGATTTTCTTCGTGAAAAGCTAGAGCCTGAAATAGGCGATCCGCATTTAGACGCCATAAATAATTCATTGACTTCAATCAATGAAGTCTCAAATAATATTCTAGAAGCGGTGGAGAGACCCGAGCAAGAAAATCTAGTATGGCCACCATTGATAGGACAGGTCGTAACTTTGCAAGGATGGGACTATCCGCATGTAGTAAAAGCAGTTGAAGTCGAAGATGGAGTTGTGAAGTATTTAGTAGGTGCAAGCACTCGTCGTGACGACCCTCGAGATGTTTTGGTTAGACTCGGTGAGCTTGTACCTCATCGATGGTGAGGTTTTATGCTGTGCTGAGCGTATCCTGACCAGTAACCTCTGATAGGCGTTGTGCTTGTCAGCGGTTTTCAAGACCGTGGTATAAGTGCCCGATCCATGCGGCACCAGCGGCGAAATCGATTCCAAAATAAAGACGAAATGGCACGGCTACAGGCCGCTTACTGCAAGGGTCGCCGCTTCAGTTTTGGAACCGATTTTCGCTATACAATCTGGGCCCACTAACCGCCAGGGACGACCAATATGACCCCCTCAACGCAAGAGCAAATCGACGCGCAGAATCGCGCCATTGATGCGCACAACAAGGAGGTTGATGCGCATAACGCCGAGCAAGAAAGAATCGGGCTACGGGCTATCGAAGTAATCAAGATGTTGTTCGTTATGAGTGGCGGCGCCCTCGCTGTATGCGCCAATTTTTTTTCGGCCAAGGTGCAGCTGCCACCGACGACCATTTTCCCGATTCAGCTCGCTTGGGTGTCGTTGACGACCGCAATTCTTGTGATCGGCTTGACACTGATCCTCCTATTGGGGAGGGACTACCGAGCTGGGCGTCACAACTCTCGCCAGCTCAGTACAGGACAACAGGCGCCCGAAACATCGGATGCTTGGGAATTTGGCATCTGGGGTACAGGGCTGGTTGGTTTCGTCAGCTTCTGCGCGGGCATGTGTTCTTTTACGTATGCCGCTTGGATTTACCTATCCAGCTGAATGTGAACCTTCCAGTAATGCAGCAGTAGCGTGAGATTCGAGGTTCAGGCCGCGCCACAAGCGGCCTACGCTTCCGGTCTGTCTAATACGGTTCGGCCAGTTTCAGCGACTTTCACACAGTAAAAACGAGAAGCTTTCGAGCAGTTTTAGACAGCCTCAGCACCCCCACCCTGGCGTTCTGCCAACGATGATCCGGCCAGGCTCATCACTCCCCATCCCCTCCCACGATTCGTACTTGAACAGGCCGATGTGATAGGCCTCTTCGAACTCCATCAGCGCCCAGTAGCGAGCGGCCTCTGACAGCTCGAGCATGTCGACCAGGTTCTCCGAACTGACTTCGCGCCGGCGGTGAGCGGCATAGGCCATCTCATCGAGCACAGCGGCGCGCCCATCTGGATCTGTAACCAAGGCGAATCGGTCGTTCAGCTCATCCAGCCAAGCTTTCGGAATCCCGGCCATCATTCTGCCCTGCACCACCAAGACTGGGCGTAAAGCACGCCGTCTACCTCCTCCACCCCGTTGATGTTGATGCCGAGCTGGGCCATGCCGTTGACCTTGGCGTCATGCAGGCGCGGGATGATGTCGGGCCCAGGCGTCGGGTTGAACACCCAAGCCTGGGTAGATACCCGGCCCAGCGGCTCACTGTGATGCTCACCAATGTGGACGTCTGCCCGCAAAGGCTCCACTTTCCTGAGCTGATCGGCTGGGAGGGCCGCGCCATTCATGCGTCGGCGAACGAGGAGGAAATACATAGGGCACCGATACTGTATGAATAAACAGTATCGTATAGACGGATTCGGTCGTGGGCAATTGCCGATCAGCGGATCAGTGAAGAGGCGGCAAATCCTTGCCGCGCATCGTGGCAATCACCCGAAGCTGATAATCGGACACTACCTGGAACAGCGACTCGGCCAATAGGCGCAACCGCTCGATCTCTTCCGCCGACGCACCGCGATCTTGGGCCTGGTGATACTCCCGCATGGCGTCGATGGCCTGCTGAATCAGCGGCTCGCCGGCCTCAACCATCCCTATGAAGGTGCGCTTGTCCACTGCCCTGCTCCGATCACTTGATCAGCGCATTATAGGACGCTTCGCATGCGAGCCCCGCTATTCGGGCTTGGTCATAAGCTTTCGCCAGTTCTCCCGCTCGAGCATCAGCCCGTGCGAGCAGGTCGGAGAGCACCATGGCGGCGCGGGTGGCTGTCTCGCCTCGGGCGACAGCGGCGGTATCCGTGCTGGGGCAACTGACGGTGGCAGCGAGCTGGCTGGCGTCACTGCGCAGCCGCTGACCAGCAGCATGGGCGTCAGCAGCGCCAGCATCAGCAATCGTTCTTTCTTCATGGGCCTTTAGCCTCGCCTCTTGCTGCGCATCTGCGCTGCGATGTTCTTCCTGGCGTGCCGATCGCTCACCAATCACTTCGGCCAGTCGATCACCGCTGTCCCGCTTCGCTAATTGCTGGCCAGACTGGGCAACCTCCACCGATCGACCGTGTTCGTAGGCCGACCAGTGGGAAACCAACAACAGCGCCAACACTCCGGACAGCACCCAGCCGTTCACGCCGCCCCCAGGAACAGATCTCGCTCAGCGGCCCGTCGGCGGACCAGGCCAGCCAACACTTGCCCGCCAGCCTTGTTCCAGCGCGGGAACTGCTCGGCAGCGGCTGCGTAGTTGCCCGCATTGAGCAGCCGGCGGAGCGTGGACGATTCGAGATTGGCCGCGCCCAGGTTGTAGGTGAAGCTCATCAGGGCGTCCCACTGGTTTTGGCTCAGCGGCGCGGTGACCAGGCGCTGCACTTCTGGCTCGAAGCGCTGCACGTCGTTCAGCAGCATGCGCTCAGCCTGTTCCTTGGAGATCGACATCCCCGACTTCACACCACGGGTGGCGCCATAGCCGATGGTCCAGACGCCGACAGAATCCTGGTAGGCCTGCAAGCGCAGGCCCTCGAATGACTTGATGAGACTCAAGCCACGTTGCGAGGTCCGCATTGGGTTTCTCCAGTCAAAAAAAATCCCGCGCTAGGCGGGCATAGATGAAAGTCTTAGCTAATGGCTACATGGTTACCCAAGATCCCGCAGTCCAGCGCCACCACCCGGTGGTTCCGGTCTGCAGGAAGACAAACCCTTCCGGGGCGGCGGTGATCGCCGTTCGCACGGCAATTGGCCCCACGTTCGGAATCGAGCTATTGACCGCAATGCCCTTCAGGCCGAGCGCCACGTCCTGCATGACGGTCTGAATCGCCTTAGCACCGTCACCGACAGTGATGACCCGGTTCGGAATGAACTGCGATGCCGAAACCTCCGCCGCCGAATAGACAAGGTCGACAGGAAACTCGGCCATTGAGTGAGTAGCGACCAGGTACAGATCAGCTGTCGCGTGGGATACGCGGAAGCTGGCGTAACTACCATTGAGTCGTTGCGAGATGTTATTGATTGCAATCGTGTTGCCACGGGTCAGGGTAGTCTGGACCGCGCCGTTAATTAAGAATCCACTTGCAGGGCCGTCCGGTCGGTTGAAGATGGCGGAAAATGGTCCGGCCGCCTGGAAGTGCACTTCAGTGCCTGCTGGAATCTTCAGGGAGTACGGGTAAAAGCGTTTGAGATACTGGTTTGGCGTCTCGACTATCGTCAGCGACTTACCTCCCGTATGCCGTAGGCCAGAAAGCCCGAAGGATGAGTCAACGCCCACCGCTCCTCGGCGGACGCGGTTGACCTTGAAGCGGTCCTTGGGCAGGCCGTATTCCTCCAGGATTGCATCGCATGCAATCTGCGAGATGATCTGGGTAGCCGGGGCTTGGTAGTGAACGTTGTCCGACCAGAAGTAAGTTTCCGGCGCGTTCGCGAACAAGCTGTACAGCGGAAGGAAGCGAACGCCGTAAACGTCGCACAGCGCCTTTAGGCTGCTATTCCAGGCAACAACCTTTTGTCGATTGCTCTCGGTCCCGTGGTACGGGATAGACTGCACGATCGGGCGAATGCCTCCCACCAGCAGTCGCTCAATCTGAAGGCGCATGTACTCCAAGTACTGCTCGCGGGTGAACCCCTGGGCGATATCGTTGGTGCCCCAGGCCAGAAACATGATCTGGCACTGGAAGGTTTGGATGGCGTTTTCGAGACCGTTCCAGCCGAACTGGGCCGTCTCGCCCGGAGAACCATCGCCACGGACGCGGCCCTCGGCGAAGTACACGTATTCGCGCAACTTCATTTCGACGTTAGCAGGTGTTGAACCCTCGCCCAACACGCTGACCCGATTGGCACTGGCATCGCAAAATGCCGTGTTCGAATCCCCCCAGAAGGCGATGACGGGACCGACTTTCCAGAAGTACGAAGCATCAAACTTCTGAAACGCCTCCTGAGGCAGAAGGATTCCATCAATGATCTGATCGTGAGCCAGTTGCGGATCACCTCCGGGGAGCATTGCCCTCACGGAACCCCGGGTCCGAATGTCTTTACCCCGTGCCGGGACTGTTACGGAGATCGGGTAGGTGCCTGCATTTATGTCACCTGCCCAAGCTCCAGTCACGAAGGCGTTGAGATCGGCTGCTTCGTCGTCCGTTCCAGTCCCGGTAGCACCCGCGTCACGGGCATTGGGCACCATCTTCAGGGCGAGCTGCTGACGGAGGTAAAAATCCCCCACGTCCGCGAAGCTGGGGCCCTCTACCACCCAGTTGCCGGTGGTTGTGTATGGCAGGCTGAGGCCCGCGCCAGCCCGGTAAAAGGTGCCGTCCTTGCGGAACAGCTGGTTGTAGCTTCGGATGACGATGCCTGCTGCATAATCCCCCAGGAGTTCATAAGTGCTCACTTCGAGCAGATGGGCGTATGCGTCCGCCCGATCCTGCTGATCGCTGGCAAACTGGCTCTCCATGCCGGCAAGTGAAATGCGCTGCTTGCCGGTACGGTCTATCCAGACCAGCGCATTACCATTGCCCGCAAGGTCAATGTTCCCGGCGTTATCGTGAAGGTCGCGCGGATCGCTGGACCCGCTCGGCTCAACTGGGTTTCCGGTGTTGTATCGCATGTTTTCTCCGGGCACAAAAAAGCCCGCAAGTGCGGGCGTGCTCAATAGCCCCGGCTTTGCCGGAGATTTTCTTGACGGGTGTAACGGTGTGCCGAAATCACAGATCGCGAGGATCTGTTACTTTTTCAGGGGCCAGTTCTTGTTGGCGGCGATATCCACAATATCGGCGCTATCAAGATATTCCGGCGCTACAGTGAACCAGTCCTCGTCGTAGAGGGGGCGCCTCGGCAGCTCAAGCTGGGCGGTGAACCGCCAGCAATCCACACCGATCAGCACAGGACCGCTGTAGATATCGGCAAACCGGGCGACCTGATCTTGCAGTCCCATAGGCGAGCTTAGCGGGCAGGTGAACCACAACGACCCAGATTTGAGGCTGTACTCGAACCAGGCCTCGAAGTATCTGGCCTGGCGAGCATTGAATAGCCAACTCACCGAGGCATAGGTAGGCACGCTCCGGAATCGACGGCGCTGCATGACCCTGCCGCTCGCCATCGTTGTCCTGACCAGGGGGCTTACCGGCTCAAATCCGTACCCGTCTCGAAGCGGAGGGGGAAGCTGTGGTGGGTATGGAATCATGGCGTTCCTCACGCTCAATCAGGAGCAAAATTATCGTCGTCGGCATACACGCGCACGTCGTAGTTGACAGCCTCGACGTCCGTTGTGAAGTCGCCCGGGACGATGGACTCAATGAGTACCGGGTAGCACCACCTGGTGGTTGTGCCGAACAGTAGGTAAGGCGGCTCGATGTCCCAGCTCAGATCAGGCTCAAAGTCCAAGCCAGGAACGGTCAGCCGGGTGTCATCCACCCGGGTAGCCGGCCACGGCCCGCTTATCTTCCCGTCCGGCTTGCGAAGGCCAACAACGTGGCTTGCCCCCTCCTCCCAGGTCAGCGGTTCCGAACTCTGGAGCAAGGTCAGGCTGTTCCCCACCTGGAAGTCGATGAGGACGGAGCTCTGCCCGTACCCTGGGATATCGTCAGCGGCAGCGCAGTAGCTTTTGTACCGGCTGTTCATTGCCGATAGCTCGGTGCTGAAGCTGTAGCCATGCCGCTGGTATTTGTAGCGGCGCCGCTGACGCATGCCGATCCGCCACGCACGGTCCCGGCTGATAACGCCCTGAAGCGTGATCTTTTCCGTCTTAACGCCTGAATCACCCGGAAGCCGGCACTTGACCGTTTCTTTCTGCCAGCTGTCCTCGTCGATGTACTCGACATCCACGCCGTCGTAATCATCGGGGCGGACAGTGGTGAACTTGCGCACCAGGTTTCCCAGCATGTTCTGTGGCGAATACATGTGCTCGAACACAGACCGCGGCTCATCCCTCACTGGGCGAATCAAGCCACGATCGATGGTGAGCTCCGCGAAACCAGCCATCAGGGCATTGTTCAGCGCCTCGAGCACGGTTTCCTGACTGCTCACCTCTAGGTCGAACCTGTCCCCCCGCGCCCGCCAGATGGCATCCAGGCGATCAAACTCAACTAGGTCCAAGTCATCGTCGGTGTAGCCAATCGTCCTCGCCACATGGGAAATCCACGGCACAATGTCCCGGGTTGGCGTCTCGATCGCCCAAGCGCCGCCGCTGCGGACGGGAAGTACCCGGGTTGGCCGCACAGACACCATGGTTTGCGACTGTGCCGAAAGCCTGTTGCTGCCCTTGATGTATACGACCATCACCGTCACGCCTTGGTACCGGCGCGGAGCGCGCTCGATGCGAGCCCGCAGGCCGAACCATTGAACGCGGTCCTGTTTGTTGGAGGTGGTCGACTCTTCGCCGATACGGCGCGTGCGAACCTCTGGACGCATGGCGGCCGGAATGGAAATCTTCTGAGTGAACCCCATCTGATCAGGAGATGTGGCGGTATAGGTCGCTGTGACAGAGGTCCAAGCGCCGGCGTTGGCGATATCGCGGTACTGGGTCTCTACCTTCACGCTTACCTGGCGCGGGTTGCCGTTCTTGTCCGTGTAGCGGATAAGGCCTTGCGGGAAGAAGTGGTCGACTTCGAGCCGGCGGGTTACCTCTCCTTCAGGCAGCGCAGCTATTGGACCAGACCATTCACCCTCGGTGGTTGATCCGTCCAGGACGATGTTCGCTGAGTTGGTTTCAGTGGGGTCAAAACCACCCCAATCGTCATCCTCGGCCCCAGTATCGGTCAGTCTGGCAACAGTCAAGGCCGACGGGCCGTGCGCTTCGTTCTCTGGGGTGCCGTTGTCATCCTCCTCAGAGTCGGAGGATACGGCAGTGATGCGGTACCGAAGATCTCGATAGCCTATAGTCGACAGCATCTCACCGACCTGCAGGCCAATCGCCGGCGCCCCGCCATCATAGGCCAGAGTCATCTTCGCGAACTGGCCCTCGGTTGCTGCCTCTGACTTCGTCCCAGTCACGAACCCGGGGCTGGCCCCAAAGATGTCAGAGGTTGATCCAGTTAGGCCAAGCGCGACGCCGCTGAATGGTGCGGCCTGCTCCGCGATGCGCAAAAAACCAGACGATGTACTGGCTACCAGCGGCGTGCCAGCAAGCGCACTATTCACGGCAGAGACCAAGCCAGTCAGGTTAACTGTGGCCGTGTTCAGCGTTACCGGGAAGGTGCTCGCGCCCCGGGTGACGCTGAAGCTCAGTGGAGTCACGTCAAAGTCGAAGCGGCTGGGAGCCGCACTGCCCGTTACCATGGATGGGCTACCTGGAACCTCCGGAGTACCTGGTACCTCTGGATCAAAGGTGGCCACCACGTACTCACCGGCGTTGGCGCCCGTGATTTCAATTTTCATACCCACGAACGGCTGCAACATTGGTAGATGCTTGCCGCTAATCACGGTGGCGCTGCCGTCAGCGGGCGCGGTGAAGGTGTACGGGTATGGCACCTCGATGCGGGCAATCATCCCGCTGGTCCAACCCACCGGGAACGATCCGGCGCCATCGGGGACGGTGAGCACAAAAGCGTTTGCCTGAATCGCATTACCGGAGAATTGCTGCTGCACCGCTACAGTGGTGGTGAGCGTCAAGCCGGCGTTGCCGGTGTTGGTAGCCCCGACCTCAGTTGCGCTATGCCACCACTGGGCAGCCGTCTCGCTGATCAGGTCCTCACCAGGGCCGTAAACCGCGTAGCTCGCGGTACTACCCAACGATGCAATCGGCGTGTCACCAATCAAGACATCGCTCGGCAGTACCTGGTACTTCCCCTTGCCGATGCACAGTAGCAACTCGGCCCATTGCTCGGTTGGGTCACCAAAGTACCGGTGCACCGGCACAAGTATGTCCGGGTACCGCTTCGGCGAGCCTGCCAGCTCCGGAATCGCATCGTTCAGCGCGGCCTGGTTGCCCTTTACCGTCGACAGGTTGAGCTCCTTGGAGCTCCGATTCTGCATGTTGGGGGTGGCCGGCTTGACCGGGTCGAACGGGTTTCCCAGGCCGAACAGCTTGGCCAGCGGGCCAGGCTTGAAGATGGTCTTGAGGGAGCTACCCTTCGGCTCGATGTAGATCGACACCTTATCGCCTGGAGCGACTTCGGTTTCGCCCCAGACCGCGGGAGCCACCAGTTCACCGTTCATCAGGATGCTGATCGGCGGCACCGGACGCGGCTCATAGCCCCGCACCTTGGCCTTCAGCCAGGCCTCGATGGTCGTCGCCTGCTCCAGCGTATGACGCTCAAGCGGGCCGCCTTCAAGCTTGCTCGGGAAGATCTCGATCACGATGGTATTTGACCTTTGGGTAGGATCGCTCGAAGTCGATCAGGCGCATGTTGGTCACCCCGGCAATGGGGTTGGTCTCGAAAACCCGCAGTTCACCGTCAATCAGGACGACGACGCCGACGTGGGTGCACAGCCCGCCATGGATCACGGCAGCTATTGCCCCCGGTACTGGCGGGCCAACGGGCATGAGGTCCGAATACTGGGCGTAGGCCTTGGCAGAAGAACGAAGGTCTCTCCGGTCGATGGGGCCGAAGGACGGCAGCGGCGGCAGGCCCAGTACCTCCTCACGGATAGCCAGGACCAAGCCCCAGCAGTCGAGCAGGTATTGGCCGCCCACGACCTCGCCCCGGGCCCCGTCTTCATACGTCGCGGTGAAATATTTGTCGTACATGGGTTAGAGGTATGTCAGCCCTGGGGCGAAGTCGGTGGTGTATCGGTCCCTGTTCCACATCATGTTGATCAGGTCGTAATAGCCGGCCTCTACCTGGACAGTCGGCCCGTCCATGGTCCCGCCGAACGAGGTCATGCGGTAAGGCCTATCTGCGGGCTCCCCGGGAATGCTGGCAAGGTACTCTCGGTAAACCATGGTGACCCTGGCCTCGGCCTCAAGTGAGGCGTCCAGCAACTGCTGGGCCTCACCGGTCACGTTGTCGATCACGAAGGTAAGCGTCTGCGCGCCGGAGTTGTCCTTGGCGGGCAAGGCCACGTCAATGGACGAAGCCAGGAACGTGACCGTTTTGCCTGCCTCGGTTGTCGCCCGGAAGTCGTCGTAGCCCTGCACCAGGTACAACGTCTTGTCCCAGGCCGGGCACGAGATTTCCAGGGTTGGGACGATGATGTCGCCACCGGATGCATAAACGACTTCGAGGGCCGTCATTTCGGGACCCTCCTAGTTCCATAGGTTCCCTCCACCGCCTTCGAGTACCGGCCATTCCGGCCAAGGCTGGAGTTGAAATCAGCCGCCACAGCATCGAGGATGAGCGTCATGGTCGCCCCGTCCATTTGCATCCTTGCGGTTGAAGGCTGCCCGTTGTTTATGATTTTCACATCACGCACCCCGCCTCCCCCGCCGCTGTTCTTCGCAACATCATCCAGCGTCCGGTCAAGCTTCGCGCTCGTTTCGGCGGTGGTAACCCGCTCGCCCTTTTTCAGATTCCAGGTGCCGTCGTTCGGCACGTAATCGATGCCGTCGTGCGCCTGGCCGTCGAGCGAAGCGCCCACGGCCGTCATCAGGACGCCAGCAGCGCCGGCGGCCGCGATCGCAGCACCAGGCGCAATGGCCGGTCCCACAAACGGCACACCGATCATCGAAACGAAAGCGTTCAGGGCTGCCATCGCCACCTGTGCGGTGGCAAAGGAAAGCAGAGCGTGGCCCATGGATTGAATGAACGTTGAGGCGAACCCCTTGACGTCGAGCTTGCCGGTCTCAGCCCACTCAGTGACAGCATCTGTGAGGTTGGCCAGGGTATTGGCGCCGACCTGCTGCATGCTGCCGTAGAGGTCCATCGCCGCCTCGGCCTGGGTAGCGAAGCCGCTAAGGAAGCCGGCCGTGCCGTTCAGCTGCAGCTTGTCGACATCCTCGTAGTACTTCTCCTGCATGGCCCGGCGTTTTTCCAAGGCTTTTTCGAGGATGTCGGTCTCGCGTTCGTACGCCGAATCCGACACGTCGCCGGCTTCATGCCGCTGACGAAGATCCTCAAGCTGGTCCTGGTAGTCCTGCTCGATGGCCAGCATGTCCAGGGCGCGCTGTTTCATCTCGTCGCTGCTGTAGGCATTCAACAGCGGCGCGTCCAAAGCCCGCTGATCAATGCTCAGCTGCCGCTTCACGCTGGCATCGAACCCGGCGACCGCCTTGTCATCCTCCTTGGCCTGCTTGAGCTTTTTCAACTGGTCCAGCTCAGCGGCCAGGCCCTTCAGGCGTTCCTGCTGCTTGGCGCTCAGTCCGGTGAGGTTTCCCGATTCAAGTTCAAACTGAAGCTTGGCGACCTCGGTGGCCTCCTTGCGCTTGTCGGTCTCGGTATTGATCAGGGCGATCTGCCGCTTGTATCCCTCTTCGACTGTGTCGAACTGGCCCTGTAGCTTTTTGGCGGCCGCTTCGGCAGCCTTGGCGGCGGCCTGCTGAGCAGGAGTAGTCGCCGTGAACGTCCCCGGAGGAGTGATCGTCCCGAGCTCAGCTGCAGCTTTTTTTGCATCAATAACGTACTGACGGATTGCGTCACCAGCCCATGGCTTGTCGAACTCTTTCATCAAATCTATGACGATTGAGTTCGCCGTGGCCATGTTGTCCACAGCATCGCTGGTTAATTTCGCAGCATCTGCTTTGAAATTCTTTGACATGTCTCCGAATGTGATGGCGCCAAGAATCTTGTTACCAGCGGCGCCGAGTTGCTGAATATAACTGAAAGTAGTTGCGAAGCCTGAAGCAATAACCCCAGCAACAACTTTGAATGTTCTTCCGAGACCGTCTGCCAGTGTGGCGGTAACAGCGACAGCTTCAACTAGGTCGTTGGCGAGCTCCTTGACCTTTTTCTGGAGCCCTCCAGCATTAGCAGTGGTATCAGTCAGGTCTTTAGAGAACTGCGCCAAAACGGGCATCAGTTCAGCTGCAAGAGCCGTTTTAACCGATCCGAGATATGTCCCTAAAACCGTAAGTTCCGTGCTGAACTGCTTCGCCGCAAGAATGGTTTTTTCGTCCATTACAGCGCCGGCTGCTTCAGCTGCGTCACCATATTTCTTGAAGCCCTCAGCATTATTCCGCAACAGCGGCAGCAGGGCCGTTGCGTCGCTAGCGATCGCTTCGAGGTAGAAGGTCATGTCAGACTGACTGACTTTTGCCTTCTCTAGGCTGGACACGTAAAGACCAAGAGCCTGGCTACCGCTGAGGTTCCTGAACTGATCCGCCGTGACGCCGACCTTAGGGGCAATCTGCTCAAAAAAATCAGCCATGCCACCGCCGCCGGTGTTTAGAAAGTCACCGACTTTGTCATTCACATCCTTGAGGATATCAGCAAGTTTATCTTGCTCGATTCCTACGGTCTTGGCCCCCACCGCCATCTTCTGGAAATCAGTGACACTGACGTTTGCGACTGCAGCAAGGTTAGATATCTCAGATGCTGAATTAACCGCTGACACCATCATCGTCGTAAATGCAGTAACGGCAGTCGCGACACCGGCCCCTACAGCAGTCCCAACCGCCTTGGCGCTCTTTTCAACCTCCTTTCGCCATTTAGCGGAACTTCGCTCCGCCTTATCCATGCCGGTTACGAAACCGCCAACTTGTGCAATGACGTCCAGAGTCAAAGTGCCTAATGATCTTGAGGCCATCTTTTTCTCCGGGCAAAAAAAAGCCCGCAGAGCGGGCGGATTATCATCTGTATGACTAACGACTGAGGATTTTGGCTTTCTCCGCTTCAAACTCTTCAGCGGTGAGAAGCCCTCGATCTCTCAGTCCAGCTAATTTTTCCAGCTTATGATATGGGTCTTCAGCTTCCGAGGTGGGCGCTGCTGAATTACGCTTTTCGACCGGAGCTAGCCTTCTGATCGAAGATACTGACCAAATTAAAGCAGCAAGCCAACCGATACCAGTCCATCCAAGAAACAGGTTCAGGAGGAAGATTGGCGCTTTGTTGTGATGGCCTCGCAGCCAAGCAATGATGACTGGTAGAAAGTACAGCGCTATTACCATGCCTTTCATGACATTGCTCTGCAACGCCCCTGCATCGACAACCATGATCCGGAACTCCGTGTAAATCTGGGCAATCTACCACAACACCCCACGGTTAAGCCTTCCAACTAGCGCCATGCTACATCCAGGTAGATATAGCCTCCTGAAGGGAGATCGGCCCGTCCTCGTCTTCATGCAGCGCGAAATCCTTCCAACTGTAGGGTGCCGGCCGCTTCTCCGGGTTGCGGTGCAGGTTGGCTGTCAGCGCCGCCAGCATGGCGACCGAGCGCTCAACCCGCATCCCGAGATGCAGCGAGCCGCGGCGCCTACGGTACTTCACCCATGAACGGAACTCGCGAAGACTCAGGTTTTCTTTGGCTTGCGCGATCGTCGAGCCACCGACGCCGGAGAGGACGAGTTCGTGCCAGACTTCGTCTCGCTCGGTGAGCTCTTCGTCTTTCCCAGGTCGTTGACCTCCTGGATTGCGAACAGCAGGGCAACAGACAGGCTGCCATCAAGAGAGCCCAGGCGCTTGGTGCTCTCCGGATCTTTTTCCAGCTCGGCCGGGTCAAGCGGACCATGGGTGATGTCCAGCGGGCTGCTAAACACCGGGTAGCCGTGCTCATCGCAAATGGATGCGGCAATACGGCCAGCAATGCTGTCTTGCTTGCCGCCAGCCGAAAACACATCGCTCACCGCCGTCTGGTAGCCCGTGGGGCGTACGTACACCGTGGCGGTGTATTCCGTGCCGTCCTGGCGCCACTTGATTTCCTTTTCAACTGGCCGCCCAGTGAATGACCCTGTGCCCTTGAGCGCGTCGAGTGTCAACTTCATGGGTTACTCCTTGATGACCCAGCTGAGCTTGCCGGAGCGCTGAATGGTTGCTGCAGTGCTCACCGAGGTGTTGCTAGCAAAGTCGAACGGGAAGTCTGCGACGTAGCCGGCGAACAGGCACCAGGTGCGAGTCGCGGGTAGCTCGAAGTCATCGCCAGCAGTATTGACAGTGGGGGGGATGTCCTTGCCGTCAGACCAGCCGAGCGCCCAAAGAATGTCCTCGTCGTCGTCATCTTGACACAGCTGGAACATGCGAACGTGGCTGGCATTGCGCGGGTCAGCCAGGATGGTGGCCGTCGCCTGGCCAGGGGTCCGCAGCCCCTTCTTGTACTTTCGCTCGGTATCGGCCAGACAGGTGTCGTCAATCTGGTCTGCCGGCGAACCGCCAGGGTTGAACGCGGTGAGGCATTCAACCTCCATCACGGTCCTTGGGCCTGTGCCACTCAAGGGCCGCACCAAAGCATAGAGCTGAGCGCCCTGGGCTTTCATCGACATGGGTTATCTCCAGTCAGAAATAAAAAAACCCGCACTCGGCGGGCATGGGTCAAATGGATACTTCAGCGGGAAACCATCCAGTCCACGTCGAAGCTGGCTCGGTAATTCTTCGTCTCTGGGTCGCGACCTTCGACACCCCACCGGGTGACGTAGGCGTCCAGCTCAACCGCTTCACGGATCGCGTCACGAACCTTTCGGGCAGAATCGCCGGTCGCGGCGTAAACATCGACCTGCAGGGTGACACTGTCGAGATCCGGGCGGCCAGCCAGGTAATTCTCGGGGCTGCCGCTGACGATCTGCCAGACAGCGTATGGCTTGGCCACGCCCTGCTCCGCTTCGCCAAACGAGTAAAGGCGCATGCCAGTCCCGGTGCCGAGTAGCGCGGTAACGGCAGGGCTCTGCAGGCAAGCCTGTACGATGGGTGGTGTCATGAGCCTGCCGCCTTCTTCGCTGCGCGCCGAATGGCACGGTCGATTGCCTTCTCGTACTCGGTGACGAAGGTGTTGGTCACCTCGCTGATGCTGTCGGCCAGGGCCGGGCGCATGAATGGTGCTGCGGGCATCTTCTCGGTGCCGAACTCGATCAGACGCCAGTGAGGCGTCGGTGCGTTCGAACTGAGATCTCCGCCATCCTTGAGCACCGCACCGTGCAGGACACCGATCCTGAATCCCAAGTCACCCGTACGCTTGAACAGCCGCCCATTCCAGCGCATCGCGATGTTGTCCGAGATCGATCGTCCAGTGGCCTTGTCGTCGATGCGCTCAGCACCTGCCTTAGCCTTCTGCACCAGCACCTGGGCAGCCTTGCGAAGCGCGGCCCGGCCACCCTTGTGGCGTACATCAACGCTGACCTCCGATAACTTTCCCAGCAGGCTGTCCAAGCCAAGAATGCTGAAATCGACACCGTCACCCATCCTTCACCCCCTTCTCGACCAATATCGTCAGATAGTCCAGGCCGGACTTTGGGTCAGCCAGTGGCGGGCCGACGATGCTGTAAACCTCGCCTCGGTGAATGATGCGCATGGTTGGAAGCACGCCAGGCCGGTACCGGATCACCATCCTGCTGGTGGCCTGTGCTTGGCCGGCCTGAGCCGCGATGAAGTCCCTGGCCGACAAGTCTTCGACACTGGCCGGGCATTTCTCCCAGCGGGAGACCCATTCAGGTTCGCCGAATTCCAGGGTCACCGGGTCACGCACCGGCCTCAGCTCCTGAATGTCGATGCGGTGCCGCAGTCTGCCGGCCTGCATCACACACCCATCCGGATGCGGTGCGGCATCAGCAGATGCTGGGACGCCAGCGGCAGCTCGGTGGCAATGGTGCCGGTGACGACATCCTCGCGGTTGGCGAACAAATGGCCCAGCTTGAGCAAGCAGGCCGCCTGGATCTGGGCATTGATCACCATGCCATAGGCGATTGCGTCGGCTTGGTCGTAGGCGTCGGCTAGTATCTGCCGGGCATGCTCGAGCAGGCGGCAGCGAAGCTCGTGGTCCGGCTCGGCCTCGGCGTCAGCCACGGCGGCGGCATTCGCCGCTTTGGCCGCCCGCATGGCCGCCGACACGCCGGCACGAGCCTGATCGAGCGCTACCTGATCCAGATAGAAGCGTCGATTGAGGAATTGCATCGCCGCCCCTTCTGCCGCCTCTAGCTGCTCCTGGACCAGCACCTGGTCGTCTGGCTCGGCGAGCAGATGATGCATGGCGATGTCGATGGCGATCACGGACATGGATCACTCCTTGGGCTTGGTGGCCGCTCCCTTGCCGCCCTTGTTGACTGGTTCCGGCGCCTTCTTGTTGTCTGGCTCTTCGGCTTTCTTCACGTCGTATTCCTCGATGAGGCCGTTGCGCAACAGGTCACGGGCGCGCTGTTCGTCCACCGTAATGGTCGAACCGCGCTTCGCGTAGACGCCGTCGTTGTTGAAACCCCTGATGGTTTTTACGCTGACTTCTGGCATGGTCTGTCGCGCCCCGTTGCCGAGGCGCGCTCCGGTGATGATTACGGGGCGTCGAATTCGCCGTGTACGAACGACTCTTCGCGATACACCGCCAGCGCCAGGCGCTCTTCGGCGCGGATGGTGACCATGTTGGTGCGGAAGTTGTCGCCGTCTTCGGTGGAGACCTCAACAGCCGCTTCCTCGCGGTCGAACACCTGGGCGGCGATATTCATAGCGCCAACCAGGAACTCGCCTTCTGGCACGGCGTTGCTGTCCACCACCGGCAGTTTCCACAGGCGCTGCACGCCGCCTTCTTGCACGTTGACCCAGATGTAGGAGCCGTTGGCGTCCTTGGTCAGCTCGATGTCGGCCCAGTCGACCGGGTTCAGAGCGATGGCCGAAGCGCGGTACTCTGCGACGCGAACCTGCAGGATCGCGCGGCGCAGAGTGTCGATCTTGGTGTCGCCGGTTTTGCGCAAGGCCTCGTTGAAGGCGGTGGCCTGGGGGATAAGGCCCAGCAGGTTCTGACCGGTACCGTCGCCAGCCAGGATCTGCTCCTCCTCCTTGTACTTCAGGCCGTAGATGGCGCGACCGTTGATGTAGCTCTGCAGGAGCGGAATATCCGACAGCACCTGCTTGGAGGCCTTGAACCAATGGGCGATTGTACGCACCGGGGTAGTCTTGAGCTCGAAGCTCAGGTCCGACTGGGCCTTCATGGCGCCCTCGCCGGCCTGGGCAGCAGCCATGTTCTGGAAGCCGCTCTCGCGCACATACTCGATGGCGTTGGACGAGGTGCGGCCCGGCATGATCAGGTCACGAATAGTGAACTGTCGCTCGGGCTCAGTGATGATACCCGGCAGGCGGGTCGGTTGGATGGCAACGCCAACACCGCCGGTCCCGGTGGTGGCACTGGTGATGTTGGTGACCGCCTTGCGACCGATGCGCGCGATACCACGGCCCCGGGTTTGCAGGGCCTTGAATTCTTCGGTTTCGGACAGCTCCTCACCAACCGACTTCACGTCGACCGGATCGTTTGCCGCGAAGCGGCGTGCCATCTTCTGCTCGATCTCCTGCAGGCGATCCTGCAAGCCCAGGCCGTCCTTCACCAGGCCGTCGAGAACGGTCTTGGTTTCCTCAAGGATGGTGCCGTGCTCTTTGATCTCGGCGGCCGCCTTGCTGGCGAAGGCCTTGATCTCCTGATCGCGCTCGTCGAGCAGGTCGTTGACTGCCTTTAGCTGCAGCTTGTCGTCAGCGTGCTCCTTGCGCTGGAACTGGCGGTGTTCGGAGCGAGCCTGGTTGCTCATGGCGTTATGCATGATGAATCCTCAAAACGATGGGAGGGAAAGTGTCGGGCGCGACTTCAACGCCTCGACGATTTCGATTGCTGCCAGGTCGCCCTCGGACTCGCTCCGGAGCAGGTGCTGCAGCCCGCGGTTGGCAATCACCGTGGACTGAGATTTCGAGAAGCCTGCCTCACGCAGGAGCAACTCAAATTCGGGCATCGAAGGCAGGCCTCCATGGGCCAGCTTCGACTTGATGGTGTCGGTGCGCGCCTCGTCGTTGGCGGGCACGGTGACGATCGATATCTCGATCAGGTCGAGTTTCGTCAGGGTTCGAATGCCGGTCTTCTGGTCGAAGCTCGACTCTCGGACGTAGTAGCCGATAGACAGACCAGTGATCGATCTCGTCTGCATGCCTCGGAAGGCGATACGGGCGTACGGCGCGTCTGGAAGCCACAGCTGACCATCGCCAAACAAGCCGTGATCGTCTTCCTTCAGGCTTTCAATGTCCCAACTGCCAATTGGCTCTCGGGTCATGTGCTGCCACAGCACAGGGAAGGTGCGGCCCTTAGCCTTGGTATCCTCGATCGATTCGAGAAAGGCACCCGGCGCAACGACCTCCTTGTAGCTGTCGACAACGCCGAACACTGAGCCGTAGCCAGAAAAAAGGCCGTCGTCGCCGACAGCCTTCACGTCATAGTCGAAAGAACGGTACTTGACCGCCGCCAGTCGATCCTTGTGTCTCATTGGGTGTTACCTCTTGGCTGGTCATTGAGCCAGTCGAGCAGCGCCGACTTGGCCTGGTTGGCACCGCCGGGGTCTTCACCCAGCTTGTCGATCGGCAGCATGTTGGATTGCACAGTGAGCTTCGCGGCGTTCCCGCCCTGCGGAGGCAGGTTCTCTTTGCGGCGGCAGTCGTCCCGCGTGTAGATCCCGTTCTGCGTCATCGAGCTGTAGAAGGCCGCCCGCGCTGCGCTGTCCATACGAAGCAGCCCTTCCGGGTTGAATTTCACGTAGAAGCGGCGACGCTCATCGGGGCGCAGCAGGCGCCGGTTGGTGCACATCTCGATGCGTTTGATCCAGGGCAGCAGGGTGAAGGACAGGAAGCCGATCATCTGCTGTTCCATACCTGTGCCCCAGCTGGTGGAGTTCTGCGTGTGCCCGACCATCCAGGGCGGGACGCGGAACCATCGGCAAATCTCCTCGACGTTAAACGCCCTGGTCTGCAGCATCTGGGCATCCTCAGGCGTCATGGATACCTGCTGGTACTTCATGCCCGCCTCGAGAACCATCGTCTTGCCGTGGTTCGTCGCGCCTGAGAACTGCTTGATCATGTCCTCGCGGATATCCTTCCGCTGTTCCGGCTTGAGGATCTGGTCCGTGGACAGGACGCCGCCCAGCTTCATGCCGTTGGCGAACATCTTGGCCGCCGACTCATCAGCCGCCATGGCCGAGCCCAGCACCTGTCGCCCGTAGGCCAGAGGCGACAGGCCGCAAAGCGGGTCAACGCCGAAGGCTCGCACGTGCACCATCTGATCCTCGGTCAACGTGTGAGGCTTGCCGAAGTTGTCGGTGTAGCGGTACTCGATCGAGCCATCGGCCAAGCGCCGCGGTGGCGACATGTTCTGCGGTAATAGAAATTCCAGGCTGGTCAGCGTGCGGCCGCTCTGGTGAGGCTCGCAGAAGGCGTTCCCCTGCAGCAACAAGCTGGCCAGGACGTTCTCCCAGAATTCCACCGGGGTTTGATCGGCGTTCGGCTGCTGGCTGATGACGAAGTTGACCGGGTGGGAGCTGGCCACCACCGGCGCGCCGTTTTTGTCCTCATACAGAGCGATCGGCAGCGTTGCAATGGTCTCGGCGATCAAGCGCACGCAAGCCCACACCGTCGAGAGCTGCAGCGCCGTCTGTTGACTGACCACCTTTCCCGACGCTGAATCGGTGCCGTAGTACGTGTTCCAGAACGCGGAGTCGGTGAGGCCAATCTTGCGGCCAGCCCATCCAGCCAGGCTCGAAGCCACTCCCGGCTCGGCCGACTTCACCAAGGCCTGGCCGAGGATCTGCGTGAGTGATTTAGCCACCGATCAACCCCTTGCGAATGAAGCCCGCTGCGACCAGTAGCGAACCGGCAGCGGCCAGCAGCGCGTAACCCAGGCCGGCCAGCACATATACGCCAGCAACGCCCAGCAGCAAGCCGCCGGCGGCAAGCACCAGAAAGATAATCAGGCCAGTTTTCATAGGTTGTCCCATTAGCCAACCACGATAGGGTTGGCGAAGAAGTTGTCGAAGCCGCCAGAGCCTTCGGCAGCCAGGCGCAGAACCGATCCAACAGCCATGATCAGTGCCACGGCGCCGTCGATCTTATTGTCTTCGCCCTGCTTGATTGGTCGCACCACGTCATCGTTACCCGGCAGGTTCTTGCCGATCACGTTGCCGATACACCAGGTCATGATCGGATTGCCGTCGTGGTGGAAGCGGCCCGCCTCAATTGCTGCCTCCAACTCCTTCATGCCGTCGGACATGTTGGTGTAGTTCTGGGTGATAGTGATCGGGTTGAAGCCCTCGTCGTCCAGGTCATGGCTCAGACCAGTGGCTCCGTGCGGGTCGATCGGGCTCTCCCTGATCGGTGCCAGCTTGTTGGCGTCCTTGGTGTCCTCGAGGATTTCGCGGTAATCGACCTCGGCACCGGGCGTGGCGATCAGATGGCCAGTGTTGACCCATGCTTGGAAGCGCTCGGACATTCGCTTGTTGTCTACGTCGTTGGCCGTGTCTTCCGGCACCCAGAACGCAGGCCCGACGCTGTAGTAGTGGATTTTCCCATCGACCTCACGCCAGAACAGCCTGGCCCTGGAGTTCATGTCCAGCTTCCGCGCCAGGTCGAAGCCGGCAACCCATTCCTGGCCCTCAAACTGTTCAAGCGTGAGCGTCTTGTCCTCGCAGGCTTTCCAGCTCTCCATGTTGAAGAAGCCGGACTTGGCGCTCACCCACAGGTTCAAGTGCTTGGTCTTGAACGTGTTGGTGAAGCGCGCCGAGCGAATCGCCCGGGCCAACTGGCTCTCCAGGTACTCCTGGAACACGGACACTCCCATGCAGGGGTTGGCCTTGGCCAGGTTCTTCGGGTCGGTCCAGTCGTCGCCGTCGTCGAGCGTCCAGATGTAGCCGAACAGCTCGTCGTCGGGGACGGTGCCGTTGAGCATCTCGATGACCTGGCGCCGCTTGTCGTAGCACGGACCCTCAATATTCGCGCCGGCTGTGGTGATGATGAACATCAACGGCTGACGGCGTGCGCCCATGCCGGTGAGCATCGTGTCGTACTGGGCCGCGCTATCGTGCTCATGGTATTCGTCGATGATCGCGCAGGATGGCGATGCACCATCACCGGGGTTGCCGATCAACGGCTCGAAGCGGCTGCCGTTGGACGGGATGTTCAGGTTCGAGGCGTTGACCTCGATGCCTGCTGCCTCGATCAGCATCGGGGAGCGACTGACCATCAACCTTGCAGGACGGAACACCTCCCACGCCTGTTTCTCGGTGGTCGCACCGGAGTAGACTTCGGCGCCGAACTCGTTGTCGGCAGTGAACATGCTGATGCCGACGCCGGCAGCAATCACCGATTTGCCGTTCTTGCGCGGCACTTCCCAGTAGCTCTCACGGAAGCGCCGGTACCCGCCCTTCTTCCGGACCCAGCCGAAGGTGCAGGCCAGGCCGAAGAGCTGCCAAGGCTCCAGGGTGATCAGCTGTCGCTTGAACGCCCATTCGCCCTTGGTGTGAGGCAGCAGCTGCATGAGGCGCAGCTTTTTCTCAGCCTTGGCCGGGTCAAACTTGTACGGGTAATCCTTCGATCGGCTCGCCGCTACGTCATCGAAGTGCCTCTCTATCGCCTGGTGGATGAAGCGGCAGGCGGGAAACTTTCCCTTCAGGACGGACTTCGCCCACGCCATCGCCTTGTCGACGTTGGTGTACTTGGCTCTGGCCATCAGGAACTCAGTAGGGCTGCGAACTCGTTGGTGGATTTCTGCTTGTTGCCGCCGATGATCCGCGTGCGGCTGGCCGGGTCCAGGCCCAGCATCGAACCGAAGGTGACCATCTGGCGCATCGCTTCGTTAGCTGCAGTGAGCGCCGGATTTTTCACCGGCCCGCCAGTGGCTCCTGCCACCACGATGCCGTGGGCGATAACCGATTCTTGTGCCCTTCGCCAGTTGCCGTAAGCAGAGCAGAACGCCTCGACGTTGTGCATGTCGGTCAGGGCAAGAACCTTTGCCCGGAGCAGTTCCGGAACCAGCATTTCCCATACCCGGGTGGCGTGTTCGCACAGCCATTCGGGCGCGTCGACGTTGGTCACGAGGGCGAAATCTGGTTCGTCCTTGTTCAGCTTGCGCTTGCCGGGATTGCCGGCCAACGCCTTCTGGGCCGTGGGTTTTGGGCGACGGCCGGAGCGCCCGGCAACCCCTGGCATCGGCGCCTCCACTAAACTTTATATTTCGCGGGTGTAAAAAAACGACTGGGGGCGCGGTGTCCGAGCGAAAGGGCCTGAACATTTGACCCTCCCTCTCCCCATAAACGAGATTTCTTATCATTTGCGCCATTTTCGATCATTTTTTGACCGTTTTCGACTCCCTCTGTGTCTTGGCCTTGTGGCAGTCGCGGTTGATCGCGCGAAGGTTGTCGTCATCATCGATGCCGCCGTGGGCAAGGGCCACTATGTGGTCAACCTCATCCGCTTCACGGATGCGACCAAGATGGGTGCAGTCATCACACCGACAGAGGTACTGATCTCGCTTCAGGATTCGGTCACGCTTGCGGCGCCATGGGCGACCGCCACGACCGGAGCCTTTGCGGGTAGCCCAGGCCTTAGCCTGCTCAGCAGCTAGGTCGGCATGCCCATCACAGTATCCATTGGCATTACGGTGCAGAGATCGGCAACCCTGAGCTCGGCATGGGCGCTGCGGCCTCAGCGGCATCGTGTGCCATCCAGGTAGGTATCTGGCTCGGCATCAGGGTCAGCATCGTCGCCGTCAGCCAGCGCCTCGATCAGCGCCAAGCTCTGCGTGGCGAGCTGCTCGAGCAGTGCGGTCTGCTTCTGCTGCTCGGCCAGCACGTCGCTGAAGCTAGGTTGCAGCTGAGCTGTGATGCCCGCTTCAAGCACAATCAGCTCACAGTTCAGTCGATCCGCCGTTCCCGCCAGGTGCTGAGTCAGTCGCTCCCGCACCTCGGATTTGATCGGGAAATGAACGTTGATCACCAGAAGGTCGCCCTTCTTCGGGCTCAGCTTCTGGATTTGCTCGAAATAGGCTTGCTGCTCGCTCATACGCCACCTTTGTCCATTTGTTGATCCATTCGCGCCGGGCGGCGCATCCACTACAGTCCATTAGGGTATGACTCGATTCAGCGCTTCGTCTGCCTTGTCTGCCGCCTGGGTCGCAGTGGTGGCAGCCTTCGATGCCTTGCTTGCGGCGCTCTCGGCTTTGCTAGTCAGATCATCCAAACGCTTGTCTCGCTCAGCCATGGCCGCGTCGTAGGCCTTCCGGATCTCATCGACCTGGTGCGCCTGGGTACTGGCCATCGCCCAATAGGCTGATTGCCACCCCAGCACCGCACCGCCTGCGATGAGCAGCGTAGCGATGACCCATACCTCCGCTCGCCGCCACCAGCGTCGAGCGATGAATTCCAATGCACATCTGTCCATCAGGTTGTACCTCCCAGCTGCGAACGAAGCCTGGCGATCTCTGCGCTCTGGCTCGTCACCTTCTCAGTGAGCTGAGACACCTGACCTGTGAGGGCTTCGATCTTCCCCTCCATCCGGCCAACAGCAGCAGCGAGTTCGTTCCGCTCCTTGGCAAACTGATCCGCCCGCGCTTCAGCCTCTTTGCGCGCCTCACGCTCGATGTCGAGCAGCTCATTCAGGCGGCGCACAACTCCGATATCCGCTGTGTCCATCGCCCTGTCTGCCGCGTCCCGGGATAGCCACTTTCGCAGCCAGAGGAAGCCGCCCAGCAGCACAGTGCCCGAGCCGGTCAGCCAGGTGGCTGTGCCTGGGCCGAGGTCGGTCGGATCCATCAGTTACTCCATGAGAAGTGATACGCGCGAGACAATGGTGGCTGTGTGATATCGTTAAAAATCTACTAATCATTGCCCTGGGGAAAATATGTCAACCAATTATGCTGTGGAACCTGACCACGAACCTATCAGTCTCGATGACCCTATAATTCCCACATTCCTAAAGCATATGGGTACGTCGCAACAAATAATAAAGGTTCTAAAAAGTGAGAAGGTTTTACCAGTAGGCTATTGCTACTGGAATGTTGAAGCCATGATTAGCCGCTTCGGTGGGTCTGCTGTTTACGGATGGGACATATCAGTTTGGGCAGGAAGCCACATCTCTGGGATGCACCACGCTATCTGGAAATCTCCTAGCGGTGACTTTTTTGACGTCACCGATAGTTACCCCACTGCAAAGATAAAGACGCATACGAGCTTTTTGCCTGACGACTCGATCAAGATCGATCCGTCATGTTCTCCTGGAATCCCAAACATCTATTTTGCCTCGCCAGACCCCGCAACACAGGATTTCATCAATAGCTGCAGGAATCTCCATACGCTTCAGCAGCAAAACTCCAAGATTCTGTACGACTGCGGATATCGATGCGAGCATCATTTTGCTATTGCTAACGAGCAGCCACTACCTGCATTGCCATACCTAAAAATACCAGAGGCAGAATCTCGCAAACTAGGACAACTTGAAGAAGCAATCTCCAAACAAAAACTCAAAGTTGGATCTGCAATAATAAATCTAAGGTCTGCACTGATTTCACAGAGCTGACCCAAATGAAAATTTGGGTCCTTTACGACGGAAATTAAATTGGATCGCAAAAAACCCCGGCACAATGTCCGGGGTTTGCCTGTGTCGCGTTGCTTGCAAGCTGGACACGCTGCTATGAAAACAGGTGTTTATCCGCGCGGAAAGCTTTTTATGCGGCCTCACGCACCTGCTCAAGAGCACAATCGATCCATGCCACTCCAGTGTTGATCAGTTCGCGTGCCTTGGCCTCACCCATCTTGTGCTCGCGGGCGATCCGCAGCGCTGGCCACTTAGCACCGAAGTACAGCCACACGAAGCCGCCCATCTGCGGGTTGCGCTTGTTCAGCCTGGCTACGGCGCCGTCCACCGCAAGCGCCAGGTCGTCCGTGATCACATATTGCTTGAGCCCTCCTTCCGCTGGAGCGTGCTCCTTCATAAGCGCATAAAGCGGGCACACATACTGAGGCACGCCCATGCTATCCATGCGCCACCAGCCCCATTGCTCGAGCATGTACGCGGTGTCACCAAGGGCCTTGTCTACGTAGGTTCGTTTTTTCATGTCCTTCCCCCTTAATCCCCGGTGTAGTTGGTGCCTCCAGCGCCGCGCTGGTTGCTTCCCTGATATGTAGCCTCAGGCCCGGATGCCTGAGGGTTCTTCAACTGCTCAATCTGCCGGAGCGCTGCCCGTAGCCTCATGCTGAGCTGGGTCACCAGTTCATCTAGGGGCAGGGCTTCTCCGGTTGCTGCCGCTACAAAGCCCGAGGCGTTGCAGTGGTCGCATGGCAGTTCGTGAAACACACCCTGAGTGACCGCTCTCCCACGGCACAAAGGGCATTGAGCCAACCTGATCACAGCCTTCTTGAAGGCAGGGCCATGGCTCTTCCCTGTCACTTTGAATCCTCGCTAATTACAAATGCGGTAAGGTCGTTCGGCGCCACGGCTGCTGTGGCCTCTGGCGAATTCTGCGAAATTTCAAATAAGGCCTGGGTAAGGCCGTGGATGGCTGCAAAGCCGATCCGATCAAGCCAGGCATGCCACTTCTCCAGCGCGGCGCGGCGCTGCTGCATGGCCTGGGTGTGGATGTAGGTGCTGGCGATCTTCCCCAGCTTATGGTTCAGCAGCATCTCGCCGATGTGGCCGTCAATGCCGAGATCGGTCCAGGTGCTGCGGGATACCTTGCGTAAGTCGTGACTGGTCCACTCGCCCTGCCCCAGGCGCTTGAACACGTTGCTGGCTTGCGTCTCGCTCAGGCACAGGCCCCGGCGATTCGGGAACAGGTACACACCCTCGTAGCCGTCGGCCTGCTGGATGTCCCGGTACCGGGTCAGCAACGCTTGCACTTGGGCGGTCAGCGGCAGGCGGTGCTCGGTACGGGTCTTGGCGTTGGCGGCGGGGATGAACCACTCGGCCGCCGCCAAGGAGATCTCGTTCCAGCGGGCCATACGGGTCTCACCGATCCGGGTGCCGTGGGCCAGCATCATCAGGGCCAGCATGGCGTCACCCGGTTCCTGCTGGAATGCCTGGGCCAGCTGCTGCATCAACTCCGGCAACTGCACGTCACGCAGGCGCGCTGCCTTGGGCAGGATCTTGGCCTTGGTGAAGTCGTTGAAGCGCATCCCCGCCATCGGGTTGCGGTCAATCAGGCCCAGTTGCAGGGCCTGGCGGAAGGCGGTCAGCAGCAGCGCGAACATCTGCCGCAGGTAGGACAATGACACCTCGGCCTGGCACGGCCACATCAGGTGCTTGTCCAGGGCATCGGCATTCACGCTGGCCACGGCTAGGTCATCCAGGCGCGGCTTGAGGTGCTGGCCAATGGCGGACTTGGCGCCGGCCTTGCGCTTCGCCGACAGCGAGCGGTCGCGGGCCATGCGATCGCCGTACCAGTCCAGCAAATGGCCGACAGTGGCCATGCCAGAGACTACAGGGGCGGTGGCCGGGTCGCGCAGCAGGCGCTGACGCAGCGCGGGCAACTCAGCGATCACCGCCGCCACGGTCAGGTCAGGCCAACGGGCGACGGGCACCCACTTCTTGCCGCGCACCAGGTGCCATGTCCCGCGCTCGCGGTTGCTCCAGAAACGCAGGTACAGGCCAGGGTGACGTGGGTCGCGCAGGTCGCGCACCGACTTGTCGGCAGCCTGTCGGCGTACCTCGGCCTCGCTCAGCTTCACTTCTCGGGTCGCGCTCATGCAGCCACCGTGGCGGGCAGCAGCAGGTAGGCGCGAATGGCCTCGACGGCGTCGATGTTGCCCCGGCACACGATGGCCAGGTATCCCTGATCGGCGAGCGCTTGCAGGTAGGCGTCCTGGCTGGGCGAGACCGGGGCATCGAACGGCGGCATGGCCTTGAACTCGATGTACAGGCCGAAGTACCCGCCGCGCGCCATCGGCAGCACCAGGTCGGGCACTCCGGCCTTGACGCCCTGCCCCTTCAGCTTGGCGGCTACGGCCTTGACGCGGTGACCGCCGTTCGGGACGTGGTAGATCAGTTTGTAGGCTTGCGGGTAGCGGAGCTGCAGCTCCTGCATCAGCGCGGCCTGCTCCTGCCCTTCCCGATCGATGGGCTTGGCGCGGGCCGGCTTGGCCTTGAACGGGCGAAGGGCGAGACCACTCATGCGACCAGCACCCCCTCGTTGATCAGCTGCGCCTGGGTGCGCACTACGCCTTCAAGGTGCATGAACCGCAGCTCGTCGTAACTGAACGCTGTCCTGCTGCGCGAATCGACAGCGTCATGGCATGCACTGCAGGCCCAGGCGCCCTGCAGGTCGTTTGGCTTGATGCCAACGCCGCAAGTGCCTGCCATGCGGTAGTGCGCCAGAACGGTGGTTTCCGGGTTGCCGTTGCAGACGCCCGGGATGCGCACCTGGCACTCTCGGCCGCGCGCGGCCTTGGTCAGTTTGCTCTGGCGCATCAGCTACCCTCCCGGCCACGGTGCGAGGACCAATCGAACGGCAGGACGATGCCCCCACCCTCCCGCAAGCGGTCCGCCGAACGCTCGCCCATTGCTGCCGGTAGCTCTTTCGCACCAAGGTTGGAAATCACGATGGTCGGCAGCATCCGCTCGTAACGGCCGTTGATGATTGAGAACAGGCGGCTCAGCTCAAAATCGCTCGGCGCCTCCTTGCTCGCGCCGACCTCATCCAGCACCAACAGCGACGGCCGAATCAACGCGTCGAGGATGCTTCCCTCGGTCTGGCCGGAACTGCCATCGAACGTGGCGCGGATGGCCTGCAGGATTCCACCGAGGGTCCGATAGGCTGCCGTATGCGTGGTGGTGGCCATGACGGCCTGGGCGATCGACACCCCCAGGTGGGTTTTTCCGGTGCCGGGGTTTCCTACCAGGATCAGGCAGCGCCCGGCAGCCAGATTGGCATCGAACTCGGCGGCGTAACGCTCGCAGCGCGCCTTGGCTTTGTGCTGGCCTTCGCAGGTCGCCGCATAGCTGTCGAACGTCTTGTCCTTGAACCGCTTTGGGATGAGCGAGTCTCCGAGCTTGTACGCCAGATCCACGCGCTGACGCTTGGTGTCTTCGGCCTGGGTTTTGGCGACCTGCGCCGCCTTGCAGCCCGGGCAAGGCGAGCGGAAGGTGTGGCTGAGCACCTGGTGGGTGGTCGCCTCATACGGGCCATGCTCTTCGCATATCGCCATGGAGGTCACCTGCGGGCCGGCAATGCTGGACAGGTGGACAACTTTTTCAGAACGCATAGGAGCCATCCTCCCGTGGAATGAGGCCGTCGTGGTAGTCGCGGTCGTTGAAGCCGTGATGACGGCTGTTTGGCTTGCCCTGGGCGGGCGATTTGGCGAGGAAGCGCTTGGTGATCCACTCAACTTCGAAGCTGCGCCACCCGCTGTCGATTACGATCTCCATGACCTGGGCCGGCTGGATACCCAAAGCCAGGCACTGGCGGAGCTTTTCGTTCAACCGGCTCCAGACCCGTTCGCTCATCTGGGCGCCCTTCGACTTCCGGACCGCCAGGTAATCAGCGATCAGGGATTCATCGAGGCCGTGCGGGTTGTCCGCCAGCATGGCGACCTTCCCGAATGGCACCTTGCGATCTTCCTTCGCCCGAGTAGGCTCCGGCTCGCTGGGGGGGCATGAAACATCTTCCGAAGGAAGATTTTCATAGGGGGTTTCTTTCTTAGAATAAAGAAGGGAGTCGGCGGTTTTGGTCTGTTTCGACTCAGAGCCGATTCGGACCACTTCAGCCGAGTCGGCTGTTTTGGTCTGTTTCGGATCAACGTAGATCCAGTCCTTCGGGTCATTCAAACCGATGTCGCCCCGGGCACCACCCTCACGGAACAACACGCGACGGCGCAGCAGGCTGGAAACCGCCTTGGACACGGTGTCTGGGTGAGCGTGGATAGCTTTCGCGATGTCGGTAGCCGGGATGCGTTGAGCGCCCGCCCCGAAGTTGATGGTGGCCTTGGCCACGTACAGCACAATCTTCATCTCCCGGGCTGGGAGATCGATAGCCAGCAGGCCATCCATGAGCTGGTTGTCCATCCGGGTGAACCCCCTGGACTTGTCAAGTGGGACGATGTTTGTCATGCTTAAACCCGTTCTAAAGCTGTAGAGAAAGCCGCCCTGCCAGGCGGTTTTTTTTCGTCTGCTGTATGTCTACTGGATGCCTGAACAGCTGGACGGCCCCACTACTGGCGCAAGGCCAGATAACTCACAATTCACCTCGTCAATCGGAACCTTTCACCGGGCATGCGACGGGAACATCTTGGCGTTGAGCAACAAGCGCCCCACCTGACTCCTTCTCCAGAACGCACTGCATCGGATAAGAGAAACCGCCAGCAGCACGGCACTGCGAGACCCTGCTGCTGGACACGCCGAGAGCGTTACCGATGGCGCGGCCGGTGCGGAAATGTTTCAGGGCTTCGTCAAAGGTCATTGATGTCTCTCCGAGGTCTTCGGCGAGTTTAGAGTTCTTAACACTACAAGGCAAGTTATCTAAACACTCAAAGGTTTAGAATCCTAAATATGGAATTCAAAGACCGCGTCATCGCGCGCATGAAGGAGCTCAACCTGAGCTCAACCGACCTCAGCAAATTGTCTGGCGTGTCCAAGGCAACCGTGAGTTTCTGGATTAACGGGACGAACGGTGCTAAGGGCAAGAATCTACTCGCCTTGGCCAAAGCACTTGAGTGCTCAGCAGAATGGCTTTCTGACGGCACCGGCCAACCAACCGACGAGAACTCTCCTTCCGGAGCCGCATCCAGCACCGCCGAACTGGTAGCACAGATGCTTGCCTCCAAGGCTGGGAAGAACCTTTCGGAGAAAGCGCGCGAAGTGATGCTTGCCGCTGCTGCCGAAGCCGACAGCCCAGATCGCGGACAAGAATACCTGCCCTCTGCATATTCCAGCCTGAAGCCGACCCAAGAGGAAATTCTGATTCCTCAGTACGACGTGCGAGCGGCAATGGGCCACGGACAAGTGCCTGCCGACTACAGCGAGGCGGTACGTAACCTTGTAGTACGCGAGGAAATTTTGCGGGAGAAGGGAGTTACGTATACCTCACCTTCAGCACTGGCGATGATCACCGGTTGGGGCCAGAGCATGGAGGGGACCATCAATGACAAGGACCTGGTCATTGTTGATCGCGGCATCAGCGAGTTTATCGGTGAAGGGATTTACGTCATCACCTGGCACCAGGAACTGTACATCAAGCGGATCATGCGTTTGGATGAGGACCATTTTCGGCTGATCTCTGACAACCAGCATTACGAAAATCAGACGGCTCGCATCGATGATGTCACAGTGCACGCCAAGGTACTGCTGATCTGGAACGCAAAAAAGGCCTAGCACTCAGCCTCAAGAAGCCCGCGTAATAGCGGGCTTTTCGTACCGTCAAAACGGCGCCGCCTCCTCTAACGCTATAAATTCATCCTGAGTTTCTGCCTGAGGATCATCGTCGGAGAAGGCCTCCCAGCGCAGCGTTACAGAAACATCCTCCTCATTGAATTCCATTTCGATCCCATCAGTCTCCTTGAGGATCCCCATCACCTCCTCCCACTCTCTGTCCCCATCAGTATCTAGCCGGTGAATGGTCACCCACCTTTGCTGTCGAGCCGTAGGATGATTGATCATCGATGACACCCGAAGACCCAGGCGCTCCACGCCTGAAATAACCGATCTTTCCTGCTGCTTCTGGGGCTTTGCCATCTGATCCTCCGATAACTGTATATCCATACAGGGACTACACAAGACTAGCTGATCTCCTACTAAGCCGGAAGTCTTGACTTTCAATGCTCGCCGGGAGTACCCGTTCGTCCGCACTGTTTAGATTTCTAAAATTCTTCTTGACGCTTTCTGTTTAGTTTTCTAAATTTGCCTCAAGCAGTCGCGCCATGGGCTGCCGGCATACAAGCCACCGCTCTTTAAAAATCAGTAGATGAGACACCAGGCGCCGAGTTAACCCGGCCGTTGAGCCCTGGTGGACAGTACGCAACACAGCAAGCTTCCTCGCTCGACATGTCGGCCCGCAGGTTTGCTGAGCAATACCGATTTCACTGGCTGGCCTTGGCAACAGGGCCAGACGGGAAATCAACCCCACGGAGCAACACCCCATGCTTGGAAAACTGTTCGGCAAGAAAGGTCGTGAAGCCCGCGCTGCAATGCAGGTGGTTCAGAACCGCGACCTGATGCAGGCGATCGTGTACGGCGCCTTCTACGTCGCAGCCGCCGACGGCGATATCGGCGAGGACGAGATCAAGAAAACCGAAAAGCTGATCGCCAACACGCCTCAGCTCAAAGGCTTCGGACCGGAGCTGTCCAACACCATGGACCGCGCCGAGAAGGACTTCCACGATGGTGGTCACCGCATCCTGCGCATGAACGCCGAGAAGGAGCTGAAGGACTTGGCCCACTCGCCGGAAGAGGCGGCCATCGTGCTCAACGTCATGCTGACCATCGCTGAGGCATCGGGCGACATCGACGACAAGGAAATGGCCGTCCTTGAGAAGTCGGCGAAGCTGATGGGCCTCAGCCTCAAGGACTACCTGTGATCCGAATCGGATCCTTCGCGATCATGGCCGCCGCCGTCGTGTGGCTGGCCTTGCGCGGCATCGACTACGGCACCTGCGCCTGGTACGGCCATCAGACCGAGCGCGACACCCGCTACGCCGCATTCGTCGGCTGCATGGTGAAGACCAGCAGCGGATGGGTTCCCCGCAACGAACTGCGCACCCAGCAGTAGCACCGCGTCAGCCTGACGAAAACTGCCCGGTTCACCTGGTTCCCCATCACCAGGCTGCATCGGTGTGTGATCTGAATGCGCAGGCCTGCGCACAACTGGAAGTGGTCAGCCCGTCTGGCGTATGCCGGGGGTAGCACCAGCGGCGGCCAGGTAAAGCTGAGTCGAAAAAATGACCCCGGCGCCGAGCCGGGCAGATCGCACACCGATGCAGGGCATAAGGCGCACCCCTGTGAGCTTTACGCCACATAAAACTCAACCCCATCAATCTTAAATCGGCTCCATCGGTCGTGACGTTCGCCCTCCCCTTGGTCCGGGAGGTAGACAGCAGCGAGCGTCACGACCAATGCAGCCCCCCCGCAAGAGCTAATCATGGACACGATCACTATCGGCGCATGGATAGGCCACCTTGGCCGAGGCCTGGCGCCTCGCGAATTGCAATGCATCCTCGATGTCGCCCAGGGCTTCACCACCAAGGAGATAGCCAGGCACTTCGGCATCAGCGAAAGCGGTGTCGAGAAGCGCATCGGCGACGCCATGTTGAAGCTGGGCGTCGCGCGCCGGGCTGCAGCCGTGGCGGAAGCCATGCGCCGCCAGATCATCAGCCCGCTCTGCATCGCCCTGGCCGCCCTCATCACCATGCACGCGGTGATCGACGACAGCGACCCCATGCGCCGCGACCGCCGCGCGCCGGAGCGCCGCACCGCCCAAGTTCGAATCGTTCGCAAGGCCGAGGCCTTCGAGCTCCACGCCTGACCCACTGAGGACCACCCCATGCAAGCAGCCATCCAACAAAGCCAGGACAAGCTCGAAGCCCTGCGCCAGGAAGTGATCACGGCCACCGAGGCATACCGCGCCAAATCTCGCTTCTTTGTCACCCAAAGCGGCAACGGCTGGGCCGTCGTCTCGGCCAGCAACAACCGCGTGTACGGCCGCAACACCAGCTACGCCCAGACCGTCCGCTATGCGCAGAGCCTGGAACGCGCTATCGATGCCAGGACCCTTCCGGTGGTCGCTGTGGTGAAGGTCCGCCAGGTCGGGGAAAGCGCCACACGCTGGATGGCGCTCTTTGCCTTGGCACTGATCTTGTTGGCCGGGGCGGCGTCGTCATGAGCCGCGGGGTAAACAAGGTCATCCTGGTCGGAACCTGCGGCCAGGACCCAGAGGTGCGCTACCTGCCCAACGGCAATGCCGTCACAAACCTCAGCGTGGCCACCAGCGAGCAGTGGACAGACAAGCGCTCGGGCGAGAAGGTCGAGCGCACCGAGTGGCACCGGGTATCGCTGTTCGGGAAGGTAGCCGAGATCGCCGGCGAGTACCTGCGCAAAGGCTCCCAGTGCTACATCGAGGGCAAGCTTCAGACCCGCGAGTGGGAGAAGGACGGCATCAAGCGCTACACCACGGAAATCATCGTGGACATCAACGGCACGATGCAGCTGCTCGGCAGCCGGCCGCAGGGTCAGCAGCCAGGCCAGGTGCCAGATCGGCAACCGCAACAACGCCGGCCGGCGCGCCAGCAGCCTAACCAACAGGCCGCGCCACCTGATCACGACAGCTTCGACGACGACATACCGTTCGCGCCCGTTCCGTACCTCGCCGGTGCGTAGCCATGAAGCGCCGGCAGATGGTTCACCCCGCCGCGTACTACCTCGGCCGCGCCTGCCGCCAAAACAGCCAGTCACGCGATGCCCAGCCCTACGGCTGGCTGACGGTGAACTGCGGCTGGTGGCTTGCCGGCTGGCATGACCGAGACATGGAGCTTTCCGCTTGAAACGCATCACCGCGCGCGTCCGCCACGGCCGGCGCCAGCAGCAAATTAATTTGCCGCCCAGCGGCTTGGGAGGTAATGGCGATGGCCGAGGAAAAGACCGGTGTCGCGAAGCACTCTGCGGACTACAGAGCGCGGAAAAAGGCTCTGGCCGAGAAGCTGGGCATCGAGAAGGTGTTCTTCAACATGCCAGCCGGGATCAAGTCGGCCATGGCTGCCGAGATCGAGCGCCACGGTTACGACCAGGTGCAGGAGCTCTGGCAGGACCTGGCCCTGTCGTGGATCGCGCAGGATCCTGAAGAGCGGGCGCGCCGGCTTGAACGACCTGACGCGCCAGCTTTTTACATCTCGCCGAAACTAGCGCGACAGTTCGAAGCGGCAAGCATGGCTGAATTGAAGCGTGACCCAGGATGCGAGGTCATACCTCCAGATTGCTAACGCCAAGCACTCGCCGAACTACAGCGGAGAGGGCCTTGTATTCGCGCAGGTCGTCGGTATTTGGCAAGGCACCTTCACAATCGGCGGAGTAGATGGCCCCATTGGGGCCTACGTGGAATTTTCCTACGAGAACTTCTTTCTCCGGAGCAAATTCCTTAACAGCTACACGAGCTTCGAGCAGCGCTTCGCCTCCCCGATACAGCATCGCCGAGTAAATGCTAAAAGGCTTTCCGGACACATTTCCGGACACGAGCACGCCATCCTCTTCGCGCCTGAAGGTCACCTGACCGTTAAAGTGCTTTTGGCCTAATTCATTCCAGAACTCGATGAGTTCGAGATATCTATCCGTGGCGCGCTTGTAGCTGTAGGCGGCACGAGAAACCAGGGTCTGCAGCTCGTTAAAGTCATCATCAAAATCCGATTTTTTCACCGAAACACTCCATTTAAACCGGGCGGATTGCCCGTCACTGGTCTACCTCAAAAAACACCAAATTGCCACCATGCCGCATCCGGCCACGGAGGGCGGCGCATGCATGGAGAAAGCCATGACCCAGTTCTACCTGCAGGACAGTCGTACCGATGTCGGTGATGGGCTGATGTTCTGGGCTCTGGGCGGCGGGTACACCACCAGCCTCGACAAGGCCGAGCTGTTCACCCAGGAACAGGCCTGCGGCCATCGGGAAACAGACATCCCCTGGCCAAAGAATTACGTCGATGCCCGCGCACATCTCGGCGTCGACCACCAGTACATCAGCATGGACGAAGCTCACGACCAGCTGAGCCCGGGATGCACTGTTGTCCTGCAGATACCTGGGCATTGGAACGGAAATGACATTGCCTTGGCCAGATGGCCGATAGGCCACACCTTTCGTTTCGAGAAGGCACATCACCTCACCTTCGAGGCTGCCGAAGCGATCGGCAACACCCCAGAGGAAGCGGTGATCTGGCCCTTGTCTTACCTTGAGGCCAAGGCCAGGCGCCTGGTGCACAAGCGGGACGTGAATATCAAAGAAGCCCTCCGTGGCACCGGCATTGAGATAGCGAAGCCGCGGAAGCAGCTCAAGCCCTGTGACCGACCGCTCAACTGCCACGGCTGCGGACGCTTCATCAGCTGGGACGGCCGATTCCTCAACGACTGCCGAAACTGCGGCGCGAACAACTGCCCCTGACCCTCCAGCGCTGCCCGCCAGCGCCTCAACGCTTGTCGTGAAGCTCGGGAGGCCAAGCGCTCATGAACCACATCATTCCGGGAATCATCACGTAGATCCAGTACTCGCCAGGGTATACGCAGATGCCGACAGCCCATATGACGAGCAACGTACCGCCCGCTCGCCGCCGGCGCTTCGGCGTGAACCACTCCTGAAACGCCTTATGCCTTTCCCGCAACTTCATTACCACTCTCCCTGTTTGGTAAGCGGCGAAGCATAACAACAGCAGCGCTGCACGCCAGCGCCTTCCCCGCATACGAAAACGCCGCCTGATGAGGCGGCGCTGACTGACGAAGACCGGACGTTACCAGGTCTTCGGCTCTGACTTCTTGTACGAGCCACCGGTCATGCACTTCTCGACCAGGTCTTCGCGGGCCTTGTTGTCCGGAAGCGTTTTCAGGTAGTCGGGCTGACAGTGTTCGCTAGTCGGCTCGTAGGCTGCCGTGTCGACGGCGTCTTCTTTGCAGCCCGCCAGAACCACTGCAGAGAATGCGGCGGCAGAGAAGAAAACCAATGCTTTGTGGGACATAAGCTCATTCCTTTGAAGTGGTCGGGCGTTATAGCAAACCTCGACCAGCATCGCAAAGACCTCTCAGCGCTGCCCGCCAGCACCTTCCCCTATTCAACGATAACGCCTCCCCGGCGAGGATCGACCATGTCCCATCGAATCGTCTGCCAGTTCAGCTGCGGCGCCGCTTCGGCGGTGGCCACCAAGCTGGCCCTGGCTGAATACAGCAGCACGCACGACGTGCAGATCATCAACGCGTTCCTGGCCAACGAGGAAGCCGACAACCGACGGTTCGCTCAGGACTGCGAGGCCTGGTTCGGCCAGCCGATCAACGTCCTGCGAGATGAGAAATACGGCTCCGACGCACTGGAGGTCTTCCGGCGCGAGCGCTACATAAAGAACCAGTACGGAGCGCCTTGCACCAAGCTGCTCAAGCGGCGGCTGCTTGATACGTGGAAGCAGCCTGGCGATGTGATGGTGCTCGGCTTCACCGCCGAGGAGGTGGGCAGGTTCGACGACTTCTGCGAGCGCAATCCTGACAAGCCGGCGATCGCACCGCTGATTGAACGAGGCCTGGGCAAGGACGACTGCAAGGCCATCCTGCTCCGCGCCGGAATCGAACTGCCGCTGATGTATCGCATGGGCTACGAAAACGCCAACTGCATCGGCTGCGTGAAAGGTGGCGAAGGCTACTTCAGGGCGATCCGAGAGGACTTCCCGAAACAGTTCGAGGCTCTGTGCGTGATTCAAGATGACCTCGGATCGGGCTCCTACCTGTTCCGTAACCGCGACACCAACGTGCGCTTCTCTCTGCGCGACCTCGGCGATGGCCCAGTGCGCCGCAACGAAAAGATCCCCTCTTGCTCGTTCTTCTGCGAAATGGCAGAGGCCGACATCATCGCCAAAGCCTGACACGGAAAACACCATGACCACAGCAATCGACCTGTTCGCCGGCCTCGGCGGATGGAGCACCGGCGCACGCGCCGCAGGCGTCCAGGTTCTCTGGGCGGCAAACCACTGGCCAGAGGCCGTGAAGTGGCACGCAGCAAATCACCAGGACACCGAGCACGTGTGCCAAGACCTGCACCAGGCCAACTGGGGCAAGGTGCCTCGGTCGGACATCGGCATCGCTTCACCATGCTGCCAAGGCTTCACAAACGCCCGCGGCAAGAAGAGCGGAAATCCGGAGCATGACGCGTCTCGCTCGACCGCCTGGGCCGTGCCTTCCGCAGCGGAGGTGCTGAAGCAGGACGCCTGGATCGTCGAGAACGTACCTGAGTTTTTGAACTGGGTCCTCTATCCCAGCTGGGTCGATGCCATGAAGCGGCTTGGATACCAGGTCTCGCCGCACATCGTGGACTGCGCCGACCTCGGCGTGCCGCAACACCGGGTGCGACTGTTCCTGATCTGCACCAAGAGCAAGGCGCCGATCCAGCTGCAGCTGCAGCAGTGCGAGCACGTTCCGGCCAGCAGCTTCCTCAACTTCGACGCCGGACGCTGGTCGCTGATCGAGAAGCCTGGCCGGGCCCAGGCCACGCTTGACCGGGTACGCAACGGGCGCCAGCGCTTCGGCGACCGCTTCATCATGCCCTACTACGGCAAGGGCTCCGGCACCACCGGCCGCGACATCAACCGGCCGATCGGCACCATCACCACTCTTGACCGCTGGGCTCTGGTCGATGGCGACCGCATGCGGATGCTCAGCGCCAGCGAGGCCTTGGCCGCCATGTCGTTCCCGGCTGACACCCTGCGCCCGGACAGCCACCGATTGACCATGCACATGGCCGGCAACGCGGTGCCGCCTCTGGCGGGGCAGCGAGTTATCGAAGCGCTCATGGCAGCGGCCTGAAGTCGTTAAACAGCCGCACCAGCTCGTGAGCGAGCCGCGCAATAAGCAAGAAGATTTTGAGGATCTGGAGGAGGGTCATTGCTGCTCACCAAATAGACGTGGTGAGCCGAAGAATACCGACGCCAGTTTCACCATTTTTCGCCTAATATGCAAGGTGCCCTCATGCCCACAGAAAACCGATCCAGCACCATCGAGCAGCATGACCATATCGAGGGGATCATCGATATGGTCAGCGTGCCGCGCGAGCCAACGCGCGAAATGCTGGCTGCAGCGCAAGAAGTGAACGGGATTTTCCCGACATGGCGCGCGATGCTCGCCACAGCGCCCGCCTCACAGTCCCACGCCGAGCCGTATGGGTGGGCTCACGACGACGGCAAGGAGTTCACCACTCATGCCGATCATGCGAGCGACTTGCAGAGAGAGGGCATTCAGATGCTACCGCTCTACACCCACGCCGATCCTGGCGAGGTTGAGCGGCTGCGCACCGTCATAGAGCAGCAGAGGAGCTTGATCGCATCGCTGCGCGAAGAACTGGTCGAGTCGCGCAGTATCGACGCCCGCGCAGAGCCGGGCCCGACGATCTGGGACTGTCGACCTTGCCAGCTGGAGCAGCCAACGGCCCGTCCGTGCGATGTCTGCGGCGGCAAGACCGAACTGGCCGGCGCCAAGCCCTGACCGGAGCACATTTGTACTCAACCCAGCTGTAACCCCTCGCCCCTCTATTTAGAGCAGGCCGCGTGCTTATCCGTTGCAGCCAGGCCCTCGGTAGCGATGCGGCGAGCGCGCCCCACGCCCCAAGCCAGTGCTCTGGTCATCGACTCGCCTGGGCGGGAGTCGAAAGCCTCTTCGTGAAGCGCAGTGCCAGCCGGCGCATACACGCCGATAAACATTTGCGTGTCACCCGTGCGCGAGAGCCTCACCTGAACATCGATAAACGTACCGTCATCGAGAGTTTCGTCGTGCTCCCGGTGATGGAGTGTGGGGTCCGCCCACTGCCAATAAACGTCTCCGCGAATTCGCATGCCGCCTCCTACGACTGAAGTCTTTCGTGTATGGCAAAGACCACGATAGCGAAGCGGTGCAGCTGCACAACCGGAAATGGCCGAACTGTGAACTGAATCGGACCGCCGGCCTAAATACCTCTACACATTCAATAATTTGTACAACTTACTGCCGCGATATGGCGGCCAAGGAATCGTCATGCCTGAAGAAATCAAGCTGATCCAGCCGGCGCCGGTCGTGCGCGACGAATACGGAATGTACGAACACCCGGAGCTGCCCGACTTCGACGAGGGCGACGGCGAGAAGTGCAAGGCCTGGATCGCGCAGCAAGGACTGCAGCTCGTCATGGTCCACCTGGAAACAGACGCGCCGGAAGATATCGCAGATCGCTACTTCCAGTCCGATGAGCCGCACTGCGGCTATTGGGAGCCGGGCATGCCTGAAGGGGATGGCTGGTTCTGTCTGGCGATCCACGACACCGATGACGGCCCTGTGTGCTGGTGGGGCCGCCGCGAGGTGAAGCCATGAGGCTGAAACAGTATCCGCTTGAGGTGCAAAGCGTCGGCAGCGACACCTACATCGCTATGAGCAAGGGTCACCACGACCTTGAGGCGTTCATGGCTGAAGCTGTGAAGGAATACCCGGGATGGTTCCTGGGCGGGCCGCAGCACAAATGGTGCAAGACGGTACCGGATCGTTCGGGCGAGTTAGCGCACCGATACGTGTTCGTGGAGGAAGGCACGCCAGGCGCATGGCCAGCGACCTACTGCTGGGAGTTCGGCGAGGGCTACAAGCGCTACAACGCCGAGGTGCAGCCATGACCCGCCTCGCCCTCTGCCTCCTGCTGCTGGCCACCGGCGCCAGCGCAACCGAGAACGTGATCGACGTGCAGCACGACAGCCAGCTGCAGGCCGGCAACGAGCCCCAGCTCTCCCCGCACGAAACACAACCCGAACCTACACCCGCACTGGCGCCTGGGCGCTGGATTGATGAGAGGTATCAGCTGTGAGCAAGAAGAAAACTCACTTCACCATCGTCTCCAGCGCCGAGCTGGAGGAGCTGCGCCAAGACCGGGCTCGCCTCAACGCGCTGGAATCCTGCTGCTGGGATGTCAGCTTCGAAAGCCATTCGAATGGCATGGACGGCGACTACACCATCGGCATCGAGATTATTGGCCACTACATGGGCAAGCCAAACCGGCGTGTGCTCGGCGAGAACTACAACGAGAACCTGCGCGCAGCCATCGACCAGGCGCTCACCGCCGAGGCCTATCCGCCGGAGCGCCCGGAGTACGACCTGTATGGCAATCCCGAGCGGAGGCGCGCATGACCGACTTGATCGAAGTGCGCACAGCACACCTGGCCGGCGAGCCCCTGGCCTGGGCGGTTGGCAGGTCGGAAGGCTTGGACGTGCTCCTTGCCCCACCCATTTACGGCAACCCGTGGCGGGTGTTCGTCCGCTACACCGGCGAGGTCACAATCCGCGAAGTGCGCTATGACCCGCAGGCGAACTGGGCGGTCGGTGGACCACTGATCGACAAGCACCAGGCAGGCTTGAGCCATGACCGGTACTTGTCAGGCGGCCCATGTGGCTGCAGCGCAGGCCCGATCAACTCAACATGGCTTTCAGGGCCTACGCCCCTTATTGCCTTCTGCCGCGCCCTGGTCCACGCAAAGCTCGGCCCAATCGTGCGAGTTCCTAAGGAGTTGATGCCATGAAGACGCTCGGCGAGATCATCGATGCTGCGAAATCCGGCGAGCGCCCGGAATACGACGAACTGCGGCTGGCCGTGTGCGCCATGGACGGGCTCATGACCTTCGACCGTCAGGCAATCTGGAAGCTGGCCGAGGGTGAGGAGAAAGGCAAGAAACCGTTCTTGACCTGGAGCAGCGTCTGGCAGCGTGACGAGCAATTCCAGCGCATCAAGCGCGCCATGGCCACCGACCCGAAAACTTATCTCGGCCCGAATTACGACCCGGACAGCCCGGCCGTGCAAGAACGACGGCGCATGTCGATCGCCATCATGGAAGGCGTTTCACGCCGCGCACAGGAGAAGCAGCAATGATCCTGCCCCCGATTTACATGGCCTACCTGATCTACAGGGGGCCGCGATGAGCAAGCCGCACGCACGAACCAGCACCGGCGCAAAAGTCACTATCACCATCGAGATGACGAATCTCGGCTCATGGGGCCCGGACTGCACCCTGGACCAGGTCTACCGCCAAGCACGCGAAGCGGCAATTGGGCGATTGAATAACGTCTTCAAGGATCACGTCGCCACAACCCGCATCCTGGGCCCGGTGATCGTCGAAGCCGTCACCACCGACCTCGAGAAGCGTTAACCCCTTCCCCTACCACTCAAGCCCGCAGACATGCGCGGGCGAGGATTCTCTATGTCCGCAACAGAACGATTCCACCACACCGCGAACGACTGCCTGGAGCGCCTGGCGGCCGATCTCTGGCCGGAAGCCAAGCTGGCTCTGGTCATCTATACCCCTGAAAAGCCTGAGCTAGACATCGTGCTCAAGGACAGCGGCCTCAACGTAGACGAGGTCGTGAGCACCCTGCGCCGTCGCGGTGGCCTGGGCCTGGATGGCGAGAACATCTACAAGCGCCTGCTCTGCGACGCGATCATCGGGGCCATGGCTTGCGGCAAGCAAAACAGCAACCCGCCGCCTGCTGATCACTGGGGTCAGGAGTTTTGGAATATCGGCCGGGCCGAGGGAGCGATGCAGGAAGAACTGGTTCAGGCCCTCCGCCTGGCTCACAAAGAACTGGACGCCTGCCAACGGGTGATCCACTGCGCCGGCGGCTTCGATCCAGCTTACGTCGACGATGCCCAGGCGGCGCTCAAGGTCGCCGACGCGGTGCTCGAGAAAATCCCCGCCTGACCACCAACCTGCCGCCACCGGCGGCGTGGAGACCATCCCATGGATATCGAAACCACCGGTGACGTCGACAAAGTCACCGAGCAACGACTAGCCGAACTGATCGGCTGCACTAAGCGCTCCCTGGAGCATCGGCGCCTGGATGGGAAGATCCCCGAGGGCGTCTGGATGAAGCACGGCGGCCGGATCATCTACAGCAAAAAGAGGTATGACGAATGGCTGGAAAGCCAATGGGTTTACCCCGTGGGGTCGAAATCTTCCGCAACTCCCTCCGCATTCGTTTCACATGGGACGGTATCCGTCGATGCGAAACGCTCCCCTATCCCCCGACACAAAAAGGGATCAAGGCTGCATCCAACCTTCGCGATCAGGTAACCAGCCTCAACAGGCTCGGCCTTCTTGACCAGGACAAGTACGCAGAGCTGTTCCCCAGCTCACAGGCTGCGGTCGGCGGTAAGCCGACCTTCGGCGAGTATGCCCAGCTCTGGCTCGACGGCCGGGAAATCACCCTGGGCACTCACAACAACTACAAAAGCGCCCTCAATCTCTACTGGGTACCACGACTGGCCATGGTCCGTGTCGACCTGATCACGACCAATCTGCTGCGTCGCGTCATCGCTGAAACCGAATGGACCTCCCCAAACGTGAAGCGCAATGCGATCACCAGGCTGTCCACCATCCTTACTGCAGCCACCCGGGAAGGTCTGCTTGCAAAGAATCCCGCCGAGCTGATTGACCTGCCGAAGCGCTCGAAGAAAGAGATCGATCCTTTCACCCTGGCAGAAGCTAACACCATCATCGACAAGCTGTACCAGCACAAGCACTGGCCCAGCCTCATCTACGCCGCTCTGTTTGAATTCATGTTCTTCACCGGCCTCCGCCTGTCGGAGGCCTTGGCCGTGCGTTGGGATGTGATAGACATGGAGAGGAGAACAGTACACGTCAAACGGACCGTCGCCCTGGGCGAGGTTGAGGAAAGGACGAAAACCGGCCGGGATCGTTTCGTGCTGCTGAACGATCGGGCGTTGCGGGCGATCCAGTTCGCCAGGCAGTACGCGGATCGCCGCAGGGATGGCAAAGGAGCGGTAACCGAAACACCGTTCGTGTTCCCGCCGTCGAAGAACGCCGAGTACGTGAAACAGACCTCCGATCTACATAAACAGTGGGTGCCGGTGCTGAATGAATTGGGGATCAGGCGTCGCCCCCCATACAACTGCCGCCACACCTATGCGACAATATGCTTAATGTCCGGCCTCAACCCCGCATTTATCGCCCAACAGCTGGGTCACAGCGTGCAGATGCTGCTGTCGACGTATGCCCGTTGGCTTAACTCAAGCTCCGATTGGAGCGAGCTGGAAAAACTCAAGATTGGTATCAAATCGGTATCAGCTGAAAGCCCAGCGTCGTAA